TATAAATTGCATATTTATGCAATAACAGTACCATTGCATAAATATGAGTATATACATTATAAATTGTATAAATATGAAATTGTTAAAAATTTAACACATTATAAATTGAATTATAATTCATAAAATGTTCATAATTAGTTTATATCCAGTTAATATATACCCCTTATAATAGATAATGCAAAGAGGATATAACAACGGCTTGCCGTGTATGGTGTAAAGCCCACTTGTTATAGAATTGGCGCTAGGGCGGTTTAGCCGTTGAGAATGTACCTTGAAAACTGAATTTTATAATGCTGTAAATGTTTTGTTATGCTTGCAAGTAACACTATTAAAAGAGGTTAGCAAAATGACAAAACAAAGCAAAATCTTAAATGAATTTGAACAGATAGAAAAAAATATAAATCTATGTAAAAATCCGAACATAGGCGAGAGCGCATATATTATAAAATTTGAGTGCGAAAACTTCATGCTATATCTTAATGAGATTAAAACACTTGTAAAAAAACATAATTTTGCAATATATGACATTGAAACGGATTACGCAATAGGTACAATAAATTTAACTATAACGGCAAAAGACACAGCAACGGCAACGGATAAATTTAATGTCAAGTCTCTGTTAGAGTGGGCGCTCAAAAATGAGTTTATAGCAATGTTTATTTAAAAATCAACCTTGCAAGCATAATCAAACATTTACAGCATTTTCAACCGCTTTATATTAGTACCGCTGGAAATGGAGCAAAAACAAATGAAAAAAATAATAAACCCATTTTTTAACCGCTGGTGCATAGCTTATATACACGGTTATCAACAAACTGCGAGAGGGCTTGAACCGTTAATTTCTGTAGAAACATTTAATTATCAGCAATTACCCAAAAGCGCAATCTCTAATGCGTTTTTATTCTTTGCTAATTGTACTACTTTTGATACACTAACAGTATTAAACAAAAGAACAATACCGAAAACGGCAATACAAGCGAAAACGCGCAATTTTACAGACTTGTTAACGCCCCGATATGGTATTTATGACATAACAACAGAAAAGCATATAAACCCCGAAACGGATATACTTAATAAAGCGCATTTCTATATTTTAGGACGATAAGCAATAAAAAATAAGCGGTACTAATATAAGCGGTTGAACATTGAAAGAGGTAATAAAACTATGTCAAATAATATCAATTTTACAAACATTTCAGCGCCCGCAATTTTTAGACATTTCAACGAAAATACCCCGCTCGACAATACGCCTACAAGCTTAAAAGAAATAAGCGGCATTATTGAGGGCGGTATAGCGTTCGGCTTATCATCTGAACAAATAGCCGACAAAATCAACGAAATTGCCGAAAAGTGCGAAGTTGAAAAAATAGCTGATTTTAGCGAATTTGCAAAAATCAAGCGCGTTGCTAAAGTCGTACCCGTGGCGGGTAATGAGTATAAGCTTATTTTGTGCGGCGTTCCCGCCGTCGCTAAGTGTGTATACGTTACTGAATATCAGGGTGAGCCTATGGCGTGCTTTGAGGACGTAATAACGCATAGATTATCGGCTTTACAGTTTCGCTCTATAAATTATTGCAAAGATTAAGCCAAAAAAATGTTCGGTTTAATGCTCCGCAGTAAGTTTGACAATGCTGTTAAACTGTTTTTTACTCAATACAATATGACCGAATACGGCAAAAGAAAAGTATTTGAAAAACGTTTTCCGCATTTAAAAATTATTAACAACGTGTTAAAATTTAACTATTACGGTGACACCGTAACAGTTACATTTTATGAAAATTCAGACAGCGTCAAGAGTATTCGCGGGGGTTTATGGCTTTTAGAATACTCAAAAGACTAAAAATAAAATAATGTTCAACCGCCCACGCTGTCAAAATGCACAAATTGCAATTTATACATTTTCAACAAGAGTTATCCACTGTATGATGACGATACGGTGGATAACCTTTGTATAAATTGCACAATTTATATTTTGTGCAATTTCACTAAATTTACCACTTTAAAGTACTAAAGTGGCACCACTTCAGCGCTTTAGTGTGGTGAAGTGACATTTTTTGACATCTCGTGTATACATCAAATTTTAATTGAACATTTTCAAATTGCTAAAAATAAAATTATTTTAAATTTGAAAATTTTTTCTAAAATTTAAAATCAATTTCAAAATTTCAAATTACAAATTTTCCAATATGGGGGTATCAATTTTATGAGTAAGGAAAAAATGTCTTTTTTAGAGCTAATAGGATTTACAATTAAAGGCTCGCAAGATTTATCTTTATTAGACCAGTTATATGGACTAAAATATGAGACGAAACGTCGTATTGTTGCAGAAATACAAAAAGATATTGTTGAGCAAATTATAAACGGCTTGCACAAATATTCGTTATTGGCTGTAACTAACATAAATGCAGAGGCAAGGGAACAAGGTTGTCCAGTTGAACATTTAATACCTGCACAGTATGGCGATATGGTTTTAAATGAAATAGAACAGCTTATAAAAATAGACCTTGAGCGAAATGCAACCGATAAAACTGTAAAGGGGAATTTAGGATAATGGAAAATTTAAGTAGTCATTTATCTAAAATGCAAGAGCAATTAAACGCATTAAAATTACGCTGTCAAACTCAGCAAATTATGATTAAAAAATTATCAAGAGAAAAACAGGAATTACTCGATGCAAACAAACTCATTAAAAAAGATTTAATTAAAATGTATGAGGATATAATGGAAAAAATGTCATCTTGCAAATCAATATGGGGTAGCTCTATACTTGAAAGTACAATTGACGATATGATGACGTTGATAATGACAATTGAAACAGGTGAAAGCGAATGATGACAGCTATATTTATAATACTTATAATATTAGCAATACCAGTAGTAATGTTGTCTGTATGGTGTACAATAGCTTTTATTATCACTTTAAAGGAAGAATTAAAGAGAGGGAAAAAAGATGAATGACATATTTTTATTTGAAAGTGTAGCAGCCTCAATCAGAGATATTATGATAGCACTATTTATAGTAGTACTGGTTATAAAGGAGTGGGACTAATGGAAAAAGGCAAATATTACGTTGAAGTACGTGACAGAGCATACGCAAGGGCGCCCAAACGCTGGCACAAAGTAAAATCATTCGATTATGAAAATGACGCTATTGCCTATTATGAAAATCTTACTTGTTTTAGCGAAATTGACAAACGTATAACTTATGAGGAATTTATTCTCGATGAATACAATCCAAAAGTTTACGATTAAATAAAAACCCGTAGTAGAAAATACTACGGGCTTTTTATACCTATTTCTTATTCAGTTGCTTTAAGTTCTTTTATGGCATCTGTAATTAGTTCAATTATGCTTGTATTCCACGAAACAGGGAAAGTTATAGCTTGCCTTACATAGAAATTTACTTCTCTTATTTTTTCTGCATAAGTTAAGATAATTTTATTCTTGTAATTCATACCAGTACATTCACCTAAATCACCGGAATTACCCTCAAAATAGACAACTGCACTTACGCCGTTATCATTACAGATTTTGTAAATCTTTTCGATTAGGTTAGAATAGTCTTCAGCTTTATACATAATATCACCTCATTAAATCTTAGTTTTAATATCACGAATGTCGTGTTCAGCCTCGGTCATTCTGCCCTCCAATTTGTAGGTACGCTCAATAAGCTTGTTATGCTTGTTTACTTTTTCTTCAAGTTGACCAATTCTATATGTAGTCAATTTAATAGAAGCAATTATACCACCAACAGCTCCAATGCACGTACCCGCAAATGAAATCAATGACACTATTACAGTATCGCTCATTGCTGCTCCTCCAATATTTCCAGTAAACACTTTATAATATACTGTTTACCTTGCGAGTGTAGACGTTCTACTTGTCGTTGCGAATAATGTATTGTTCCAGCGACTTCCTCTAAAGTCAAACCTTTTATATAATACAAATATTCAACTTCACGAGTTTTAGCGTCACTTATTCTTTTGACTGCCTCATTGAAATAATACATTTCTGTTTCGCTTAGTTCAAATCCTAACTGTCTCAAAATTTTCTCCTTTTTTATTATAATAATATTGCTTCTGTTCAGAAAATATTTGCATACTTTACGATTATCAGTTTCGCCGCATATCTGTTTATGTATACACTTATAACAAGAAATATCATTCATCTTGAACCCATACCTACTTTCGCAAATAATGTTAAGGCAACGTCCTTAGAAATAGTATCCTTGAAATACATATGCCCTGCTGAAAGCCAATCATAATAAAGCATAAGATTTTTACTACCACGATAGGTTTTTATATATCTTTCACCCTCATTCAAATGTACTGCTGAACAATTATAAGTTGCAAATACTTGACCTTTAGTAATTGAACAATAGCAACTAAGATTTTTATAATCAGGATATATGAATATAGACCTTTGACCATCAGTCAATTCCATACACTGTTGTAATTTGTTATTCCAGCCAATCATATTAGGAATATCTTCAAAGAATTTATTCTCAATTGAATGTTCCCCATATCCAACAGCGTCAAAAATTTGACCCCACGTACTCTCATACTTTAATCTTTTAAATTCCTCATTAGTACACAAGTCAAGTAATACTTTACCTTGTAATCTTGGGTCACGACTAAAACTATAACGTTCTTCTAAATCAGGTGTAATTTTAAAAGCATTAAAATATGGATTTACAGTTGAGAAAGAATTTCCCAATATAAATAATCTTAATTGTTCTGATAATTTTTTCTGTGTTCCATCTTCATTTACACGTAATCTATTTGCAGTTTCAACAATGTCCATTAAGTCCATTACTTCATTCTTTAGATAACGTACAAATCCACGCTGAGCCAGAAATGCTTCATCAAATATCATTTTATTGCAGTCTTGTAAAGGTACGCTTTTAAAGTATGCCTGCGAGGACAGGGGAAAGAAGTATCCTATTGTCCTATTATCAGCGACAAAGTATCCGCCTCTTTCCCCACCTCTTACTTTGAGTTCTACTTCAGGATAAATATTTTGAATATCATTGAAAAAAGTATCAATTCTATTAAATTCAGTCCTATATCTACGTAGATAAATGAATTTTTTCTTTTCGTTCTTGAGTGCGTCATCAATAGCATAATCTTTAAAGGTGTACGTTTTACCGAGACCACGTAGACTACATATTAAATTGACAATACAATTTCTGCTAAGCATATCTCTAATGTCATAATGTATGTTGTCATACGGTACTCTCATAATAAATACTCCTTAAATATTCGTTAATTTTGCCATTACGCTTATTCCTATTGTTAGACTTCCAGTTGCAGAGGGTAAATAAGGCACTCTTATTTTAGTATGATTACCATTATCATCATCTACAACAGTATAACTGTGTACATAACCGTTACCACGCTGTTGCGAAAGACCGCTATCTCCAGTGATAGTAGTAAATATTGATGAAAATTCCTTATTTACTGTTGGTTTTAAATCTATTGTTATTTGTATTAAATCTTTAGATGCAGAAGTTAAATTTATATACCCACTCAGCATATATAAATCGCCATATACTTGCTGAAATTTCAGTGAAGCTGCATTTATTGTTAAATTATCTACGACTTGCGTTGCTGATACATTGGTATCATTCAAAGTAATAGCACCAAAAGTCACATTATTCTCTAATGCAGTTACTCTGGGTTTAAGTGAACTTAAATTACTCAGTCCATTACCAGCATTTTGATAGGCAGCGTGAGCTAACCTGTCTACTTTATTCAATTGAGCAACGCTGGCAGCACTATCAGCTGCTATTCCATCTTTAATATTTGTAAGTTCTGCTTTATTAGCTCCACCAATAGTAAATTTAAAATTAGTGCCGTCGCAAGTAATGGAACCATAACCTTCCAGTCCACACACATTTAAAGTTTCTACAGTTGCTGCAGCTAATGTAATAGAGCTACTTGCAGTGATTTTATCTTGCTTAGTATCAAGTTGTTTTTTATTTATTGCGCTATCATCACTTGCACCATCTTTGATACCTCTTAATATTACTTTATCTTCAGTAGCACCTTCCAACCTTAGTACACTACTATCTTCAATGTTGTTGGCTGTAAATTTTACAGGACCCATTGCAAGATTGCCTATCATACTTATCTCATCTTCGCATATAAGCAACAAAGTCTGTCCCTCTTGTGTCAGAATTCTTATTGCAGGGAAACCACCGGGCGCTGAAGATGACACCAATTTCAAATAAGAAGTATCATTAGGTGTACCAAATTGAAGCGTTTCTAATATTAAATTAGCAAGATATAATTTAGCACCGCTTTTTTCAACGAAATCTTTAGTAGCCTTATCCCAGTATTTAAAATTACTCAGTTTAATTACATCGCCATCATTGAGTCCTTCAACATCACTGAAAATATCTTGCTTAAATCCCGGTCCTGCTTCCTGCAACTGTGTTACCTGAGTCTGAAGATTTTCTTCTGCTGCTGTAGCTCTGTCACGTTCAGCAGTATCAGCGGCAGTACGATTAGATACTTCTGTATCAATACGTTTACCCAATGCAGTATCAGCAGCTGTTCTGTCATTGATTTCCTTGCTATCTGCATTTATTCTTGCTGTTTCTTCTGCATCGAGAGCAGTTTTAATATCATTCTCAGCCTGAGTTGCTCTCGTTTCTTCAGCATTGATAAGCCCAGTGAGTTTTGTATCAAGCGCAGTATCAGCACGCTGTCTATCAGCACTTTCAGCTGCAATATCACCAGCGAGGTCATTTTCAGCTTTTACAGCACGTTCTCTTTCAGCAGTATCAGCGGCAGTTCTATTGGCAACTTCATTGTCAATATTTTTCTGAAGATTGCCCTCTGCTGCAACAGCACGAGTACGTTCAGCATCAATTGCTTTCTGAAGACCATCTTCTGCTGTAGTAGCTCTGTTTGTTTCAGCTGTAATGTTTGCCTGTAACGTTGACTCAGCCTGTTCTGCTCTTGCCTGTTCTTTGTTGATGTTATCCTGCAATGTATGTTCAGCCGCAGTAGCTCTGTTCTGTTCAGCTTTTATCTTTTCATCGAGAACATTTTCAGCGTCCATAGCACGAGCAGTTTCATTATCAATGTTATGCTGTAAAGTTTCTTCAGCTGTAGTTGCTCTGTCAACTTCTGCTTTTATCTTTGCATAAACATCACTGAAACGATTTTCGTGGGCGTCAGGAGCAATATTGTGCATACCGGTGTAAATATCATTATAATTTACAGCAGTAATTTCGCCATTCTTACGAACAACAGTATAAAGAGTTATACCACCCTCGGGCATATATACTGTTTCGAGTGTCATATCACTGTCGGGAGAAATTGCTTTTACACAAGAACAATCAGGTTCGCAAGGTTCAAATTTATACTTTGCGTTTATGTTAATGTAATACGTCCCATCAGGAAGACCTTTAAGTGAAAATGTTTTATTTGCAAGGACTTCTTTATGGTCTGTATAAAATGAGCCAGTAAGAGTTACAACGTCATTTGTATGTGCCTCAGTTGTGAATATCATATACGGAATGTGTATTTCCATATTGTCAATTATAGAATACACTATTTCACGCAGTCGCTGATACTGCATATCATAAGACACAGACGGGTCAAATGCCGCGGGTATATTGTAATGAAAACCATAAGGTAAGGGTCGTCTTTTCATAATATAAATCACTCCAAAATAAATGTAAATAATGAGCGCACTTCATCATCATTGAATATCATACGCTCAACGTTTATAAATGTTTCACGTAGTTTTAAAATCATTTGCTGTTTAGTATAATTTCCTTGTAAACCTGAACTATCAGTAGTATAAGTGCGTAAGTATTTTTGTAACTTATCTGTTTTAGTATCTTCATTATGAGTTTTATCTGTACCAACTTTACCTTTAATTCCTTGTGTACCAGCATAAGTGTCTGTTACTTTTCCAGTAGTATCTTTTGTAGTATTGATTGTTTCAGTATCAGTCCCACCGTGAGTTTCTTTTTTACCGTGTTCTTTTTTATTTACAATACCATTTCCTGCGCTTTCAGTCTCTGTATATCCACGCAGTACAAGTGTATCATCTGCTTCAGACGCATACTGATTAGAATATCCACCGTTATCGCTTTCAATATTACCCGGTGTCAAAACACCAAAATTGATATTATTCTGTGGTGTGTCACTGTGAATTTTAACGGTATGCTCTTTGTCATTTTGACGAGAACGAGTCTTACTATAAGTTTCTGTATCAGTATCAGTACCGCTATCACTTATAGTTTTTCCATACTGTGTTTTATCAGTAGTATCATCTTTAACTTTTTCAGTAATATCTCTATTATTGGTATGACTTTCAGTTGTATCTTTGGAATTTTCCTCTTTAATGTTATCAGTTCCATTTCTGTTCCCAGTAATGTTATCTGTAGTTTTTGTTCTTTCTTTATGCTCAGTATGAACAAAGAAATTTTCAAAAGGATTATATGAATACAATGTACTTTCAAATAATTCATTATAATAAGGCATAATTAAATTGAAAGTTTCTGAAAGATATAAATACCAGCGATAAGGTGTATCTGCTGAAATTTCACGAAATAAGAAATGTTTTAAAAATTTAGTTTCAAAAATAGGACGTCTTTCATTACTATAAAAAGGATAATCAAAATCAAAGATAATAGGACGTGCAAATTCAATCTGTTCATCTACGTTTTCAGAATGAAAATCATTCTTCTGGCACAGGGTCAGTATCATTTGGTGTATCGTCATTGTTATCATTTGGACTAACTCCTTTCTCAAGTTCTTCACTAAAATCTATGTTTTCTTTCATTGACTTCAGTGAAAATTCAGGATACATATTTGTACCGTATCTTTTATTGACTTTTTCAGCGTCTATAATTCTACGTTTAAGCATTATTGTTCTTGCCATTTGTATCCGTTCTTTATTAGCGTCTGCTTCTTTACTTACTAAGCGTTCTTTTTTCTCTGTATCGAGAACACTTATACCTAAAAATTCACAAACATCATCAATTATTTTGTCTTTATAAGCTTGAAGTTCAGGTATTAAAAATTTAGCTTTAGTGTCTATAACCTCAATAGGATTTTCTATACCGGCAGCTTTTCTACTTACTTCATCTACAAATATAGCAGGCTCGTTTCTTTGAATACGGTCGAACATATTTGTAAGTGATGTCATTTGTTTTTCACTGCTTGCCTTGTATAGTACAGATGTTTTATTTGCACTCCTATTTGCAGTCATCATCATTTCTATGTCAGCCAATTGCCACGCCCATTTCTGCAAGAATATAGTTGTGGGTTGCCATTTATTATTGTTAAACATAGGAATAAACTCTTTTGCTGACATATTCATCTTGAATACATCATTATATGACATTACAGTTCCCTCGGTGGGGTATCCGTAAATATCACGTCGATTAGCAGGATTTAATGCCATTACAGTGAGTTCACCTAAATATTTAGTATGAAAACAGCAAAGTCCACGTCCTATAAGCAGACGTTCGATAGTATCAGCGTCAACAGTATCAGGTACATTTTTCCACGTTATCATATTCGTTGCATATAAATAGAACAAATTATAATAATGATTGTACCATTCTAATTTTCCGATATCAGCCTCGGCAGCTCTACGTTTACGGGACATTTATTTCACCTCTGTAAATTTGTTCGTTATAAATTCTTCAAATTCTGTTGGCATATTTTCACCTCATATTATTTTATTGTCAAGAGTATAATTTAAAACATTTCTATCGAATGAACCGAAATCTTTAAATAACCATAGACGTATACCATTATTAAACATATTTTTAATTATTTCAATATGCTCTTGCGGAACAAGATTTTGATTATTTGAAAGTAAAGCATTTGCATTATCATAACCACCGGGATAACTACAAGTTGTAAATGATGAAATATTACATATTTTAGTTTTTAAGTAATACCAATATTGACGCTTTGTGTTAAATGAGCCACCACCATATTGCGTTGCTAATGCTGCACGTGAAGTTGCACTTGTAACAAAGTCAGGCATTTTTATTTGCTTAATAGAATAGCCAAACATTGAAAAGTAATCATCACATTGACGACGTTCGTCTGGTATAAGTAAAGATACAGTAAGTTTAACTGGATTTATACGTGAACCATATAAATCTGTACCTTGTATCTGTCCTATTTCATAATCAGGCGCCATCGTTGCTGAATAAATTTTACCTATTTCATTTACACCAGCTGCTATACCACCCATAACTTGATAATCATTTCTATCGTTATTGGAACGTGTACCACCTTTAGCTGTAGATGGTAATGATAAAGCTGAACCGCCTGCCAATGCCCCACCTAATACTGTTTCAGAACCAATAGCTCCAACACCAACACCTATCGAAGCTGCCGCCAATGTTAAATTAGCAATTGTTCTGAATGAATTTTGACGCCACCATTGTGCCGTAGCATCGACATAAGCGTTCATTGTAGGAAATAACGGTAATGTTACTTTATACATACATTCTTTATTATTATTGCCTAAACTATACGATACTCTATTATAATAAGAACTATCTAAAAATAAAGTATATGCTGAATGAAAAATATTACAAACGAAATTAAAAGATAATTTTAAATTTCCGTCATTATAATTCATTGCCTGTGGCTTTAATAACACGTTATCTGATTGGCTTTCAATATTTATGTTTACAAATGGGCTGTATAATGTTTTCTTATTTTTAACAGCTGTGTTTAAATCAATATCACCTGTTACTTTTATATTTTTAGTTATATTAGATGAAGTTCTACCCTCTATATCAGATATATTTACAATTTGAAAGAAATCTGTTAATTCTGTACTAATTATTCCCATTTTTAAAAAAGCAACATCAAGAACGCCATTTATCCAAGCAATTCTTGTTTTTCCATCTACAGTGACATTTGTTGAATTTCCAACACAACACATTGGGTACAATGGTACTGCATATATTGAAATTAGTTTATTATAATCCTCAGGTTTTAAACCTTTAGAAAATAAATTTGCTATAAAGTTGCCTATAATTTTAGGATTGGGAAAAAATATATAGATGTTAGCAGACGTTATTCCATTTTGAGTGACCGAAGTATGAACAATGTCTTCAATGAATTTTTGTTCTATATCGAAGTCATTTTGAATTTCTACAATATAACCCATAGTCATATCATTAAAATTTTTGACCTGTTCGACAGTATAATTTGTTTTACTGACAAAAGCTGAATTTAATGTTGATGTACTACTATCTTCAAATACTAATTGCTTACCTATTTCATCATAATTATCAAAAGATATATTTTCATTTTCTTGATGTTCACCAAATTCATCTGTATTTGTGGTTTCATTTTCAACAAATGACGGTTTCCACCATATGTCAAACATATACGTTTGCCAACTATCAATATCAAAGAATATGTCACATTCACTTGAATTGTTCCAGTGCATATCAGATATATAAGCATAAACCCATTTGTGAGAATTGTTATTTCTAAATCTTAAATAATTAGCACTATCATATACACTTTCTTTATTTACATTTAGTCTTATTACATAATTGTAACGCTGATAACTTCCGCCTGAAAATCCTACACTTGAATAGGTTCCGTTTACGTTTACAATTCGTAATACTCTACCAGTAAAATATCTATCTTGTTCGCCTTTATTTTTAAATAATATTTGTTCAGTTGTTCCATTGAAAGGTACAGCAGCTATAAGTTCAACAGTAGTAGTTCCATTTTTAATTGGAGCAGGCATATTATCACTCCTTTAAATTTAATTCCCACCAACCCACCCGCAGTATTACTGCAATGTAACTGTCAATTCACCGGATTTTGAAGTATCAAAAGTTGAGGTTGCTTTAACAGTAAGAGACGCCGCTTTTTCGTGAGGCGAAACAAGAAGTAAACCAGTAGCACTTATATAAGTATCATCTGAAGTATTTCCTATTACTTCCCACGTTACCGATTTTGGTACATATGACTTAGCAGTGCCTTTTACAGTAACATTGAGCTGCTTTGACATTCCTTTATTCATAGTAAGCTCAGTCGGGTCAAAAGCAACTGAAGTTACTGATGGCGTAGTTGTCATAAATGCTACTGCATTAGCAAAGCGGCAGGTACTGTAAATGCCGTCGTGATTAAGCTGAACATTGTAATATCTTCCGCCTTGGAACGGCTGTACGGTTGTATTAAACACAGTGTCACGCTGTACGAAGAAATCTTTGGTGGTGAGTATCATTTCAATTCCAGTCGGCAGTTCATCTATCAGTATGATTTTACCGAGGAAATCTGCCTTTTCCATATGGAACGCAGCTGCAAGAACGTCAACATCAATTGAAGCCTGAGTTACAGGAGTCATAAAGATGAACAGGTCTTCTACATAATCCTGCTGCATACGAGCAAGAGAATTATATTTACGCGACGGCATCTGTAGCATACCAACCTGACCGCGTACAAGCTTAACTGCCGCTTTTGCGCTTGCTTCATCTACAATTGCGGGCATTGCTACCGGATAGAAAAAGCCGTTTGCAGCATAGGTGTTAAATAGAGCTTTGAAATATTTGAAATCTGAAATCTGGTCGCCTTTGTAAAGAGCATTTACAATCTTGTCGATAAGACTGTTTAAACCGTATTCGTTATAAAATGCACCGCGCATTTCGTCCTGAGATATTGTCTGCTTGAAATAAGACTTGCGGTTCTCAACGTGATATATTACTGATACATCGGGTATTTCACGCTTAAACTGCTCAGTTTCCTGAACTTCTTGGTCGAAGAAATGTTCCTCAGCAACGTCAACGAAAACATCTTCAATTTTCTTGCCGTACGGGAGCAAACCACCCTTGAAACGGTCAAGCGGATTACGTATCTGTGCGTCACGTATAACTGTTTCACCGATTTTGTTTATCATCGTTGAGATAAATGCGTTTAAAAGTGTGGGGTTTTCAAGAATTGCACTTGCAGTAGCTGCATAGTCAATTGCTGCTGTATCAGGATACATTGTTGACAGCAACGGGTCATTTTCTACGATTGCGTTAAAGTATGCTGCATTGGACTGGGGTACTATATTTATATGAGGCATATTATTTGCCACCTTTCATATTATTTAATAATGTGGTAAGACTATTCTCGTTGGAACCATTTCCACCGTGATTGTCTATACCTTTTATTGTTTCTTTAATTACTTTTATTTCATTATTTGTGCGATTTTGCACTCCTGTTAATGTTGTTTTTAATTCGTTAATTTCATTGTTAATATTTGCACTTTCAAGCTGTTCTGTTGCAGCTTGTGCTGCTATGTCTCTCATAGCTTGCTCAAGTATACCAGTATCAAGTGTGCCATCTTCTTTGAATAAGTTTTCAAACATTACTGTCTACTCCTTTAATTGAGAATGGTGTTGTGGTCAATATACAACCACCAACTACATTTTTTGTCCTTAACTTTACACCGTCTATAACGTATCCAGCTCTAAATTCATCGTATGTAATTATATCCTTTATTTGTTTCGTCATACCACTACATTTTTTGACATAAGTATCAATGTAAGTGAATTTTTCGCCTTCCTCTGTATATCCAGTCTTTTCTTTTTGGTATTCATCTGTATATTCTTCAATATAACATTTTTGACGTATATATCTTGCATTTTTAAATTCATATTCTTTTTTGAAACAGCCTAATTCAGTTTGAGATACTGCAATCATATTTGCAACGTCCTCATCTGTAATTTTTTTAATCCCATTATCATAACGTATATGCACGCTATCGGTATCCATATATAAGAAATAGCTGTTAGGCGTTATTCCACCTAATTTTTGAGCCGTTGTTGCTATATTCCAACGTGCGTATGACGTTATAAAACTTGCTACTGCCGTGTATAAAGGTTCTGTAACTTCTTCCTTGTAACATTTATAACGTACTATATTATCTTCATCTAAATAAGGCTCTTTTGATTTTACAATTATTCGTTTACCAAATTTACCATATAAAGAGTTTAGCATAAGTTTTGCAACGTTTCGTTCGCCAAATTTAGCCGTTTTCTTCTTATTATACCAAAATGTATTATAATCAGTAAAAACGTTTTCAGCTTGCTGGAATTTATAGCCATCGATATACTCAATGTCTAAAATATCATAATGTTCAAGAAAAAGTTTTAAATCTACGCTTGTTAGAAATAAATCAACATACCCTGCGCTGTATTCAATATATTCGTTAAAAGCATAAAGCATATTACCTTTAATTTGAATTGTTGGTACATATCCTTTTTTAACTGAAAAAGCTACATAAATATGTTGTATATATAAAGGATAATTTTCATCAGGTTCATATTTGCCTGAATATGGGATTGGCATACCTACTGGTAAAGGTTGATTTGACGCCCACGTATACATTGAATTGACATCATATGAAGCACCATTTCCGATATCTTGCTCGCGTATGTATTTGTTTACAAGTACCATTCCGCCCTTATATGATAATCTTATATCATCATCATAAATGTGCGGTAACTGTGGAAACCATTCTTTGAATTGTTCTTCACCTATCATATCTTTGTATGACTGTAATGCGTCTGCTGGAGCTGTCATCTTTTTTAAACCATTATCGAAATGTTGTTTCAATGCCATAGCAGGAATTTTAACATCATTAAGTAGGTATTGTTTTTCTTGCTCTGTCATTTCGTGATTTACACTGCGTTCAGCATCATATTTTATATTTGTTTTTTCAATTTCAAGACCGTATGCAGCAGGAATGTCCCTTACTGCTAATGGAATTTTTTTATAACTATCATATAAAGTACATTTTGTCCCTGTCGGTAATATTATTTGACCGCTGTAGAATATTCCAAGGTCACTAATTAAATAGAAAAAATCTTTGGGTTTTTCGGGTTTTTCTGTAAATTTATAATCGTTGTTGAGCATATACCATATTATAAATTGACTGTCAAATTTTAGATTGTGGAAGTAACCGATACAACTTTCACGCGAAAGAAAATCAAAAAATGTTTCAATACAGTTACCTGTTGTACCCTCTTGAGTATTTATGTTGAAACAACTCCACGCCCATACACGGCAATCATTTTCATCTGTGGTAGTCTCAAAGTCCATTGTAAATATAGGTCTTGACATTATCATTTCTCCTTTTTCACAAATTCATTTATATTTTCTTCATTGTTATTGTAAAGAGTTTTCTTTAAATTTAATACTGCGCTTATTTTATCTGTTTCATTACGCTGTGGGTCTGTAACCTTAGGCGAGTTATTGTAGAAAAGTTCAGCTATTTCAACTTCATTTTTCTTAGCGAAAGCATAAAATTCTTCAGGTGTCATATTTTGAACAAATTCAATCATAATTTCGTCATTCCACGCACTATCAGGTGGGCTGTCTTCCATCATACGAATGAAATTTTCCTGAAAACATCTATCGCGTTCGCTAAATCTTGTTTGTTCAGCTTTGATTAAATCAGATAACATTGGCTTATCTGGAATGTATGGACGATAATCTATTTTATCATAAGAATATTTCCATTTGTTTCGTACTAATTTGTCATAGTGCTTTAACCATTCGTGTTCACCAACTGTAAATGATTTTTCTACAATTCCATTGTGTACGTAAGGGGTTTTAAACATTTGCTCAGCATAACGATTAGCTATTTCTTCATTTTCAATAAGAATGTCTAAATATCTATTTGTTTCTTTTTCAGTTAGAGGTCTGTCATCGTCAAATTCTATCTTTTTGGCAATTTTAACCACCCCTTTATAAAAGAATAGCTACTACATTAGCTTGCGGATAAATGTAGTAGCTTTATTTGGGTTGACTGTATTTGATTTATTTTAATTGATTTCAGGTGATTGTTTTATAATATTATAAAGCAAGCTTAAGGGTGAAGTATTCACCCTTTTCGGACTTACCCTTTACAACTTCTACCGGAATGGGCTCGTCCTTTGTCGGATACCACAGGCTATCACAAAAATCGGCGATTATGTTTACCATTGTGGGAGTTGCGGAAGCATAAGTATCGCCCTTGTCGTCCTGTATAACTACGCGTACACCGTCTATAAGTTCGTGGGACTGCTTGTCCTTAATCTGTACCGGCTCAGCATATACGCCGCAGATGTTAAATTTTCCTTTTATATCTTTGATTTTCTTATCTGTTGCAAGTGCTGCTTTAGCTTTGAGCTTTTCCGTATTTGTAGTTGCTTCAGCGAAAGATGAAAGATATGTACCGTTTGCAAGTTCTGAGAATGAGTTTACTCTTGTCATTGTTATTGACTCCTTTTTAATATGTTTATTTGTGCGTTGATTTATTTAGGTTTGATACATTGCTACTGTGAATTGAGCTAAATTGGAAAATTCAAGAAACAAAGAAACACAATTCAAAGTACGATTTTCGTTAGTGTAATTTAAGGCAGGGTAAAACGTTGGATTGGAAAAGAACATAATTTTGTTGACACGGTGAAATACAATAATATTATGACCACATACAAAATTTTGTTTTTTCAAATTTTCAGTTTTTGCACTAACAGAAAATTATATTGCATTGATTGTAATAGTTAATTATAAATTACATCAATACAATAAAGCGCGCCCAAAAGAGGAAATCCACAACGCGTTGAACCTCGTACTGTAATTACAGCTATAAATCAATACAGTCAACCCCGTAATTACAATGTATCAAACCTTTATCTTTTGGGCACATTATTATTATAACCGATAGGTATAAATTTGTCAAGCTTATATAAATATTTTTAAAATAATTTTGGTATTATGGAAATGTGTTAATAATTTAACAAAGATGTAAATGTGTTAAATTTTTAACAAAAATGTAAATGCGTTAAATTTTTAACAATATATTTGAATGTGTTAAAATTTTAACAATGTTACAGATTTAAAAGTGTAAATGGGTGCAGGTGTACTATTGGCATCTGTACTGCCAGTAGTGATATTCCCCCCGGGTATGCTAAAAAAATTCGTTTCTAATTT